TTACATCGAAATATAGTTATTCAGCTTTGTGATGTAGTCAGGCAGATCTTCTGCGATTAACTTTCCATAATGCTTATAGATCATTGACGTATCACTATGGCCAAGCTGCTCTGCTATCCACTCCGGAGGAACTTGGCCGGAGGTTAATAGCTGACTGGCAAAGGTATGCCGACCCTGATTGATTCCACGCCCACGTACCTTCGCTTTTTTTAAATGTTTATTCCAGCGGTACCTGAGTTCATGGTATTCGAAGTGATTTGAGCGTTCATGATTGACCCAAACAAAGCGGACTTTTTCTATACGTTTGGTCTTGTTGTCACGCTGCAGTACTTCAATGGTTTTTGGTCTTGTATTACCTGTGGTTTGATATTGCTTTTTAAGTGCTTGAATAGCCGGTTCGAGCAGCTTGATTCGTCTTTTTCTACGTCGGTTTTTAGTGACGCGATAAATACCCCGGACATAGGATCTGGATATTTGAATGGTACCGTTCTCCAGATCGATATCTTCCCAAGCGATAGGAATTTGTTCTGACATTGAAAGCCCTGTCCAGAATAAGCATGGCAATAGATTTTGAATATCGAGATCTGTTTCAGTATTTAAAATCATGGCGATTTCGACTTTGCTAAATGGATCTGGCTCTGGTGGATCAAGCTGATGAATCACAATATTTTCAAATGGGTTATAGGGCATTTGCTTTTCATCTCTCCAGATCGCATGGATCTGCGCGAACCGAGTAATTATTTCTCGCACAGTTTTGTTGTTTAGCGACTCCTTAAGATCTTCAATCCATCTTTTAAGCATGTTGGTATTGATATCTTTTGGATGAATTTTCCCAAATTTAGGGACGATATGGTTGTTTACATGGCCACGATAAGAATCATATGTACTCGGTGCAACTTCTCTTATGGTTTGATCGAGATATTGCTGGGCATAGTAGCTGACTTGATTTTTCTTAATATTTTTAGAGTTTGGGAAGTGTTTGGCCAGTTGAAATTGATCGAGCTGGATCTCCAATTTAATGAGGTTGGCCAGCTTCTCTGCGCGTTCCTGATTTTCTGGTGTAAATGGCCAGTCGAGTGTTTCTTTAATTAGTGGTTCAGTTGCGATCGGTCGCATCCAGATGCGCATCGATTTTCCGCGAATTTCTAATCCTGCAGACATGGAAAGTCCTACATTTAAGTATCTTGAATGATTGGGGTTATTTTAAAAGATTGCACCTCCGTTCGGAGGTGCATGAAAGGTGCTTTTGAGCAGCTTAAATGAAAGGAAGCTCCTCTTCTTCGCGTGAATGAAGTTCAGCTTCGATTGCAGTCACTAAATATTGATCATCTGACTTTCTTGCAATGTATTCCAGATCATAGCTGGATAGGTCTGCAATGGCTTTACCTCGATGAGGGCCATAAAAAATATGGGTGGGTATTCTGGCCATTTGTGAAAATTGATAAAGCTCTTCCATTGATTTGATTTGTCTTACTCGGACAATATTCAATAAAAGCGCATGTGTTGTTTTGCAATCATTCAAAGCAGAATGAGCACCTCTTACACCTCGCCTTGTTGCTTTCCGATCAGAGCTTAATTGATAAGCCAAAGCTGTTAATTTATGAGACTCAAAATGTGGCCAGAGGTATCTGGCCATTGCCAATGTGCAGATTCGCTTGATGCTCGATGCATCTGTACCAGCACGTTCAATCGCTTCGATGTCGTAGTCAATATTATGGCCGATCAGATATTCAATATTATCTTTTGGCAATTTGAACTTGGTAAATGAAGGACACTTAACAAGATCTTCATCCACAATATGATGTATGGCCATCGCTGCAATTGAAATTGGTTCACTTGGTTTATAGCGTTTAGTGAAATCAAACATAGTTGGAATGATCGGATAATCAGTAAATGGCTGAAAATGAACTTCCATCGCTGCAGCTTCAATAATATCGCCATGCAGTTTATGTGTTTCTGTATCAAAAATGAGAGCAGTCATATTGTTTACCTCACACTGGACTTGCAATCGGAGCACTATCAAGTGCTTGAAGGCTATGAACTTTCACTTCCGTGATGTAGTTTTCTTGTCGGTTTTGATCTGTCCATTTACGTGTGTGTAATGAACCTTCGATATAGACTTTTGAGCCTTTTTTTAGATATTGGCATGCAATTTCACCCAAACGGCCATGCGCTACGATGCGATGCCATTCGGTATTTTCACGATATTCACCCGTTTGTTTATCTTGCCAACGTTCACTTGTTGCAATTGAAAATTGCGCGTAACCGCTGCCGTTAGGGAAATGCTTAGCAATTGGATTTGCGCCGAGTGATCCGACCAGAATAACTTTATTGATTCCTCTCATGCTGCTAGTACTCCCATATCAATCAAACCTTGACGTTTCATCACGTTTATTTTTGCATGTACGCCCATTCGATCACGCTGAAGTACATCTGCAATGCGGTGCACCGGATAATGATCTTTAAGCATTGAAAGCAAGACTTTTTCTTCGCATGGCCACCATCCACCACGGGTTATGGCAAATTTTGAGTTTTTAGCCATTAGACTTCTCCTGGTCTAATTCACAGCGACATTTACCAATTCGGAAATATTCAATTGGCCCTGGTGCATCGATTGGACAAAACTCTCCTCTGTTGAACTCATAGATTTTGTTTTTTGATTTGATACTGAACTCATCTCCACTGATATCGATAATTTTTCCGATGAAAGCTTTTTGATTGATACTTACAAGGCCATTACCAATTGGTTTACGGGTTTCGAGCATGCAATTGACTTCATCACCCACCTTGAATGAATCAAAATCAGGAAGAATAAGACCACCACATTTACAATGATATTTAGACATGATTTATCCCTCCAAGCCTTGTTCTTTACGCGCTTTGTCTTCTTCAACACTATGGATTTGTTCTGCCAATTTGATAGCTTGTTCGGCAGCATCTATCATCGAAATAGCGAAGATCCATTGGCAGCGATAATGCCCACCAATAGAACAAGAGAGAAACTTTCCATCTTCTGTAAACTTAAAATTTCTTGGAATTGCAACATGGAGATTTATCAGAAATTCAAAATTACTGTGATGATGAATTAAACGAGTAGCGTGTTCTTCATTCCACTCACTACCTGAATATTCTTTAACTTCATCAATAAACTGCTTAAGTTGGGGGTGCTGTTCGACTAGATCTTCAGCATTTTTAGAGTCCATATCCCCCAGAAATTCTTCAAATCCTTCTGGTACGTTCTGAGCCACATTCAATGTCGGTACATGTAAAATAGTGTTGAAGTGAACATTGTTGTTGAACATGTCTTCAGATAATTGATTTGGAAATTGGTTAGTAGACATATTTATGCTCCCAGTACCGCATTGCTTGGCATATTTTTAAGAATTACAACTTGCTGATTTAACCATCTTTGACGAAATTTTCTTTCATAGTCAGACAATGGCCGTGGTACCAGTGGTTCCTTTCTTTTTTTATGTGCATAGTTGCAACGTTTGCAGTAGTCGCTACCACCAGAAAAGTTTGGATGGTTTAAGTGTGGTGTTAGAACTGCAGTAGAGATTTCGCTCATGATGAAGCTCCTTCTGCTTGAACCGGTTCAAACTCAAAATCATCACCGCTGATGTAATTATCAAAATAGAGTTTGGTGATTTCAAAGCAATCTGAGTCCCAACCTTCTTCCTGAAAAATGGTGTTAATTCCCCATCTGTATGGTGGATACCCGACATTATCTTTTCCTTGAAAACACGCATTGAAAACGTCAACCGCAATCATCTTTAACATGACTTTGACGATGTCTCCCCCATTCTCATCTAATCTATTTTGATGATTTGACCAGAATGTATTGTGTTCATGCAGCATTTCATCTGTGCATTTAATGACTAATGTGAACTGAAGATCACACGTATCACTCATGTGGTGAGTAACTTTAAAGGTACGTGGTTCACAGCGAAGATATTCAGGAATTTCCGCTTGTGGTGTTTCTACGTTAGAATCGTGTTGCATTGTTTAGTCTCCTGACTGGGTGATGTAGCACATACAGAAGTGGCCGCTTTTGTATGTGCGCTCATAAAAATTAGTGAAATTTAATGTGGCTACGATCATTTGAAGACGTAGCTGCACCAAAAATGGCTTTAAGTAAAAGAAGTTTTACTAATTGCTCTGGAACTTCTTCTTTATTGGTTTTGGCTTGAGGGAATTCAGGAAACTTCAATAAGTTGTAGAAATCGTCTGCATATACCCATTGGTGAATGCGATCTTCATTAAGGTTCCCTTTTCGTGTATGCCATGCTTTACATGCTTTGCAATAAACAACATCTGCTTCAATAGTTTGATTGGCAAAAAACACAACGACTGGACAATCCTCTTTTGGCTTTTCATCTTTCCCTTTAAAAACATTTAATTTTTGGTGAGCAGGAATAGCTTCAATTTGGACTTTGAAAACCTCAGCATTTGAGTCCTTTAAAATTGCGTTAGCAAAGTTATAAACACTATCTAAAAATGAACCAGAATTTGAACCCACTCCAACTGGATAACCAATTGTTTTAAGAAGTTCGTCGCGTTTAACTTCCTCTTTTTGCAAACGAGTTTTTAGATATTCTGCAACATCTAAAGAAATCGGCAGTGAAGCTTGCATACACGCTTGTGTTGAAATATTTAACTTAAACATAGTGTTTTTCCTTTCGTTAAAAGTGGGTTTGATCCCGTTGTGAAGTTGGTTTTTCAAAGATCCAACATCGTTTTGTTGAGTTGGTAATTTTGCTTTGTATGGCTTTATTTGCTTCAACAAAGCGGTAATGAAGGCTGTGACGTAATGCATTTTGCAATTCATTCACTTCAGGTAATGCGTATCGATAATCCGCTGCGACCTTATATAAATGAGCAAAATTGATGGCCATAATGTCTGACTTAGCAGAGTGGTTGACGACGCTTTCTGCATGTTCAACTTTTCGTATGGAGTCTTCCATTTCTTCGATCGTATTCCAGAAATTCTGAACAATCACTGGATCTGATTTGAGGACCTTGTCACGGCTCTGAGCCATCTTGATAAATTCTTCAGTCACCTGTTTTTGTACTTGTGCCGGCACTTCAATTACATGACGGCACATCGCATCAAATAGAGACATAAGCTGGGCATGGTTATGAACAATACGAGAGCTTTGGATGTTGTATTGTTCCTGGTGCAACATCTCATCATATTTTTCATAGCCAATATTGAAAGCATCTAAAATATCTTTTTCTTTGCTTAAACATTGCAAAATGAATTGGCTAACGTTCTCAGGTTCATATTTTGATAAGTTTCGTGAGGCATGGAGACTGGCTTTACTTAACTGATCCTTATAAAAATGAACATGAACAATACGACCCATAATTGCTTCAGATGCTAGTACTTCAGCATTTTGGCTAATAATCAAAGTACCCATAAACAGTGGTTCATATGTTGTATTACCACCTGCCTTTACACCCATTGCACCTAGTGACCCACCGTCATACATGGTTTTGCACATATCCCAGTTGAATTGCTTAGATGAATTTTCACCTTGGCGATCCGACTCAATAAATACGACTGGAAGGTTTGACACTTGACGTAAAGTACGGATTAAACCCGCTTTAGATGTCTTAGTAGGATCTAAACCCTCATAGTTGACCCGTCCAAACAACTTCCATAGGAAAGTAATCAAAGTTGATTTACCTGTGCCGGGTTCACCTACTAATTCAACAAACGGAAATGACTTATGTGTTTTACGGATCTGCTGAGCATAAAGAGATCCAAAAAATGCTGTTAAACCGATTAGACCTTTAACTCCATAAGCATCAATGAAGTCTTTAACCCAAGTTTGTTGATACTCTTCTTGATTCTTATTTATTTCTAACGCAAACGGTGCATTACATTTAAGGTTGGTATGACGTGGTAGCTCAAAATAATCTTCTTTATTGATCGTATATTGTTTGCCACTTTGGTATGCCAACTCTCCTAAAACATAGGTTTTTTGTTCTGCGTGATATCCCACATAATCAATAAGCTGAACACGTTTAATATCCTTGAGCTCCCGCTTTAAAAAAGCGAGTAATTGCTTACTGTTACCTTCATAAAAAACACCAGGTGCAACATGTAAAAGTCGCTTACCAAACTCTGGAGCTGAAGAAATATGTGAAGGGCTAAACGTGTTCTTAATAGTTTTCGCACCGCGTGGAAAATCTATTTGAAAGTAATAATCTGCTTCATCTATTTCTTTTTGATACTGGTAATAAAGGCCATGTGGTCGGCATTCCATCATAATTTCTACATCTGCAGCATGCTGAATGGCTGCTTCACGACGTTCTGATGTAGCTTGGTCTTTTTCCTCTTGTGCCCAATCCTCATTATCATTTGGTTCAAAATCGAGGCCTTTCATGTAGTCATCGTATTTATCCATGTTTAATTTGAACCAATAAACACAGTTATTAAAATCAAATGGAAATGACTTAGTACCGTAACGCTTGTAGATAAGTATGCCTTTATCCACAGGCTTCTCAGCGATTAATAAAGAACCATAGTATTTATATGTTTCTATATCCGAGAATTTAAGACGATCTTGTTTATAAAGATCATTCCAGTCTGTTTTTTTACGGCCACTAGGAGGAAGAGCAGCTTCAGATTCAAAGCCAAGTTCTTCAGCTAAGGCTATATTTTTTCTTATACCTTCATGGCCAGCATTATCATTGTCATAAGCCCATACAAGCTTTGGTAGAGACAATTCTTGCTCTGCACATTTCATTGCAATGTGGTTTAGTAGAATTCTAGGGAAATTACCTGCTGATAAAGCTGAAAAACTAGTAATGCCTGATAACCAAAGAGCGATCGTGTCAAAGATACCTTCAGTAATCCAGATCTCTTTTGACTCGATGTAGTTTGTATTTGGTGTCATCCATGCATGGCCTGCTGAAGACCATTCTTCTTTAAATGTGGTTTTTGGCAAAACGCCTTGTTCATCTAGAACACGCTGCCACCATCCTGGATTCCCTTCTTCATCTGTGATTGGGAATCTTAATGTAATAGAAGTGGTTTTCTTAGGCTTATAACGGGTAATACTTTCTTGTGTGTATAGACCCTTTAATGGTTCTAAAGGGAATCCACGACCTTCGACAAGGTAAGCGTTTACAGTTTTATTCGGATCTTCAGGAGTGGGTTCAAATCGTTTTTCCCATTTTTCAAATAATTCAGGGAATAAATCACGAATGTGGTTTTCTTTACCACATTCGTTTTTACGTGGGCAGAAAACTACCCACGGTTCCTCAGGATATACCCAAGCTGATGCTTCCTTGTGGTTACAGTCTGGGCATCTACCACGCAATTTATCGTTGCCCTTAACTTTGAAGCCGTAGACATCTTTTAACTTCTCTACTACTAAAGCTTTGGTTTCTGGAAACATCATTTTCAATAAACTGCCTTAAAATAAATGCCGATTGGTTTTTCTAAGTTCCTGCCCTGCTAATTTTCCAAGCTCTGTACACGACAAATTTCATAGGACCCTTGTCCTATCAGGCTTTTTCTTTCTTAAAATTGCTAGCACTTTCTTAAATTCTTCTTTTTTTCCAAAACCAATCAAACGTAGAATAGCCATTTGAACATAGTCCAAACCGTAGCGAAATAAACTTACTGAAAGTCGTCCATGCTTCTTTATTTTTATCGCTTTTTTCCGATCATGTTGCCATTCACCTGTTAAATAGCACCAACAGAAACCGATAGCTAGCACTGCTATCAATTTCTTGACTCGTCTAGGGTCTGTTAAACGAGTATTTTCAAGATTGAATCCACGTCCTTTGAGACAACTAAATAACGTTTCGATTTCCCAGCGTAATGCATAATCACGAATAGCAGAAGCATTAAA